TCGCCGATCGCGTTGCCGGCAGTCGCGAAGTCGGTCGGGATCGTCGTCGCGATCGATTCCATGATGGCGCCCATCTCGTCGGCTGCCGCGCCTGTCGCGCCGGTCTTCTTGATGATCGTGTCGAGACCTTCGTCGACCTCGCCAAACGCCGCAAGGGATGCCACGCCGACTGCTGCAAGCGGTGCCGTGACGTTCTTCGTCATCCCCTCGCCGAAGCCTTTGATCTTGTCACCGGCTTCGCTGACCTTCTCGCCGACCGCCTTGACGGATTCGGCAGCGGCCTCGAACTGCTGCTTGGCGACAGAGCCGAAGCTCTTCGCCTCGTCCTGGAGCCGCTTCAGCTCGTTCTCGTCCTCGATGATCTGACGCTGGAGCGTCTGCATCTGCGCGGTGACTTCCGGCGTCTGATCCTGAGAGGCGAGCTGCGCGAGCGCTTCCTTCTCCGTTTCGAGCTTCTGCTTGGTGTCCTCGATCGCCGTCTTGAGGAGCTGCTGCTTCTGCCGGAGTAGGTCGGTGTTCCCTGGATTGAACTTGAGGAGCTTATCGACATCCCGGAGGGCGGTCTGTGTTGCCCTGAGGTCTTTATTGACGCCGGAGAGGGCTGACGATAGCTTGCTTGTATCGCCGTTTATTTCGATTGTTATGCCGCTGATCCTGTTCGCCATGATTAGAACCTGTCAAAATCTTCTTGCGTTGCTACCTGCTGATATGTCTCCGAATCGTTGCTCTTCTCGATCAACATGTCTGTCACGTCCCCGTATTCGAGCATGTGCAGATCTGACGGATGAAGACCGAGCTCGAGACATCGGAGCAGATAAAGAGCCGTTGTATAAGGGCGCTCCGTCAATCGCCCTCTTTTTTTGGGACCGCGGTGGTCTTGGTGTTCGCAATATACGCGTCCATCATCTCGCCCGCGTGCGCGTAGAGATCCAACGCTTCGAACTGCTCGAGCCAGCGAAGGAAGTCTTCTTCCGTGAGCTTCATCAGCTCCGCGGTCTTCTTCTCCGCCTGCATTGCCATGACGAAGCCGATCTTGACGATCGCGCCGACGTCCGGGTTCTTCTTCTGGATCTCGAGGAGGAAGTCCTCCTTGAAAATCTGCTTATACAGAAACGGGGACGCCGCATTTGCGAGCATCCCCACTTCCTTTTCCCCTATCGTGATGGTTTTATACATTGTTTTTCTCCCTTGTGCGGGCTTATTCGCCCGTGCCTGTCGGAACGTAGACCGCGCTGTTCCAGCCGTTGTACGTGGTCGCGTCGGTCGTTGCGTTCGCTTCAGCCTTCACGATGTCGGTGTCAAGCGCCGCGACATAGATCGACGTCGCCGTCAGAGACAGAGTCTCCGTCTGCGGCTCGATGCTCTCGTTCTTCGTCTGTCCTGCGGTGTCCGGACGAGCAGCCACGCAGTTATACATGACGTGTCTGGTCGCCTTCTCGTCGCCTTCGAACTGGAAGAGCAGCGCGAAGTGCGTCGGCTGAGCGTTTGCGTCTTCGACGAGGACGTTTTTTTCGTCGGTGATGTAGCCGAGGATGTCCGTCTTGAAGCTGTCGATCACTCTCGCGATCTCGAAGTCACCCTCATAGCCGTTGTTAGCGACGCCCGTCCAGTAGACGATATTATCCGCATAGAACGGAGTCGTGTCGCCCTGCGGGGACATGGAGAGGCTCACCGCGCCCGGGAACGGGACCGGCGTCTCATAAGTCGCCGAGCCGTCTGCCGCGATCGTGGCCTTCGCGTAGTACACATTTTTGAGGCCGTATTTGATCTTATTCGCCATTGAATTATTCCTCCGTGATGACGATCTCCATGTCATAGATCACTTCAAACATGCGCTCGCTGTCGATCCGCGTCTCTGAACGCGCCCAGGTCAGCCCGTGGCTCCGGAGCACGCTCTCAGTCGTCGCTTCGAGTGCAAAATCTTTCTGATCCGTGTACACCTCGATCGTCAGGTGTTCAATTTTTTGATAGTTGGAATCGTCCGCATACATGTCATCGCTTTCGGGATAATAGAAGCACACGAAAGGCGGCTCGACAGCCGTGTCCTTCGTGAACTCGTAATATGCATACGGAACATTGATTTCTGCGATCATCGCAGTGACTTCTTTGTACGTCATACGTTCCCTCCGAGCTTTCGGATCGCCCGCTCGTGCGCTTCCTCCATCGCCCATTCTTCGACCGGCTTGATGTGCACGATCGGAGTCGACCGTCCGCCGCCGCGAAGCGCGTGAGGCTTCTCGAGTAGATGCGCGAGCTGATACGTGCCGGACTTGCCGTATACAGTGGCGGAGACCCGAAGCCGTCCGCGTTCGAGCTTATACGCCCATCCTTTCGGGTACTTCGTACCGGGCGATGTGCTTTTCAGCTTCTTGACGGCCTCTTTCGCGACCTCCCAACAGCTCGTGTCAACAGCGTCAGCCACATCCACGCCATACTGAAAAAGCATGTCCTGAACATAGTCGTAGAAGTTAAACCGAGATGAGTTAATTACTGTCATTCGTGCCGCCCTTCCGCTCCGCGTAGAGCTCCATGATGTCGTCGCGGCCCCGGTACGTTCTGTAGATGCCGTACGCGTTCCCGTTGTAGATCACCGTGTCCTCGCCGGCATAGTCGCCGAAGAAGACCCTGAAGACATACTCCGGGTTGAGGCCGCTCCGCCCAGCGTCGAAGAACTCCGCCCGCGTCACGGAGTCGACCTGACACATCACGAGCCGCTTCGTCGGCGTTGTCCGCCAGATGCCGTACTCGTCCTGTGTCCTGACCGCTCCGACGAGCGTGATTACGTCGCTTCTGTCCATCAGTCACTCCCCCAGTCTGTATAGCCTGTACACATAGAGAGCTGAGCCTTCTGTTCGTCATACGACGCCTTCAGCCGGTCGTAGTCATCCGGCTGCCCGAAATGTAGCCTGACGTACGTGATCGCCGCCTGTTTCACGATCGCGTCGATCTCGTCTGGAACGACGACCCCGGCGACACCGAGATCGAGAAACGCCGCGTTAAGAAGGTCACCAATCTGCTCGTCGAACGCTTCCGTCGTGATCCGGAGCGCCAGTCTCGCCGAAGCGATCAGCGCTGTGCCTGCCGTTGCCATCTTGATCCCTCCATAAGCGAAGGCGGCTTATTTGGCCGCCTTCTTTTTCTTCGTTTCTTCCTTAACGGGCTCAACGAGTCCCAGCTTCACAGCGAGGGCCGCCTGCTCGGCGCTGACCTCGATGGTCTGCCCCGCTGTGACTGTCAGAGTCGCGTCCCGCTTGACCTCGACCTTCATCAGGCCGCCGTAACGACTGCGAAGCCGTTCGGGCGTACGAGATGGATGTCCGCGAGGACTTTGCCGACGATCTTGACAAGATCCTGCTCTGCAAGGCTCTTATCATCAACAACAAATTTGAAGTCTTCGCCTTCCGGGAAGTTCGCCACGACGCCGTCAAGGTCGCCGATCAGGAGGCCGGTAACGGTGTTATTGAACAGCACTTCGAAGCCGTTGAACGGATCTTCGATCTTCGCGCCTGTCGTGGCTCTCGCGTTCATGATCGCGGCGTAGTTCGTCTTCGAGATGATGACGACCGGGTTCGTCGCTTCGTCGGACAGAGCTGCAAAGCCTGCCATCGCTGCGGTGTTATCGATCGGGTTCGTGACCTTTGCGGACAGATCAGACGCTTCGATCTCAGCGACGACCGCGTTCTCAAGAGCGACCGCAAGCTGATGTCCGAACTCGTCCATCAGGTAGCGCAGGAACGCCTCGCCCTTCAGCGCGAGCACGGTGTCGCTGACGCGGATCCATTTCTTGAAATACTGCGCGACGAAGTTGATGTATGCGAGGGTGAGCGTTTCCTCTGCCGGAGCATTGGCGCCTTCGGTGTGCTTCACGGCGCCCGTTGCGGATGCTTCATAGCCGACTGAGTAGTTGCCCTGGACGTAGACCTTGCGGATCCGGCTCAGGATCTGGCTCTTGTCCCAATCCGTCCAAATGTAGTCATCGACGATGTCGGAGACTTTCACCGTGCCGCCGGTGACGCCGGTCGTCAGCAGCATCGCGCGCTGTTCAGCCGTCGCACGGCCTTTGATGTACTCTGCAAGTGCGTCAAGCATTTCGGCTCTTTTTTCTTTTTCGTTCACTTTGGGTTCCTCCGATTTCATGGTTTTAATGACTGTTCCCTGACCCGCAGCGACTGCGCTCCGGATCTCTGCCTTCTTGGCCTCTTCGGCCTTCCGCGCTTCGATCTCGGCATTGATCGAGCGAACTTCTTCCTCGAGAGCGTCGAGATCAGCGCCTTCCGTGTCGACTTCTGTCGCGATGGCTGCCTTCCTCATCTCGAGGTCTTCAATGCTCATTTCTGTGAAGTTCATTTCATGACCTCCGTAAGAATCCTGATTTTCTGCTTCTTGAGCTCGATCTTCCGCGCTTCGGCTTTTGCACTCTCCAGTGATGCCCGGGCGCTCTCCAGCGCGTCGGTCAGGCCTCTCGCCGTGATAGATGTCGCTTCGTATGCCGGGAACGTTACCGCACTGACCTCGAAGACCTTCGCGATCGACGTGATCGTTCTCGTCGGGTGATCCGTGTCGAGATCCTCCCAGCTATCCCCATCGACCGAGAACATAAACGACATTCCGGAAAGGTCGCCGCGTTCTACAGCCGAGTAAAGGCTCTTTGCTTCGGCATTGTTCTCCGTGTCCAGGTCGACGCGGATGCTCATGCCCTTCCCCTCAATGACCTCCATCTGCATCGTGCTGTTCGCGTTGTTGTTCCGCGACCGCGCGAGCGGGATCATATCGGTGTTGTGATTAACTAAAAAGCGGACGTCTCTGAGATCTGTTCCCTCAAGAGCGCCGTCCGCGATTATCTCGTCATACCATCCGAGGTTTGTCCGTTCGTTGTACACGATCGGCTGCCCGGTCAGGTGTCTGCCGTGTTCTTCATTCTCTTCGGCTCTTACTTCGAAGTCGAAGGCTCTGATCTCTTTATTCATTGGGATCCTCCTCTATCTTCTGGTCGGTGCTGTAGTACTCGCCCCGGATGATCCGGACGTCCCCGCCGTCGACCGGCGAGAGGTTCCAGATCTCGCGGACGTCATTGATCGACATGATCCCGCGGTCGAGCAGCTGGGCGCTGACCGCGAGCTTGTCGCTGTTGCTCATGTACTGGAGCCGGTTCGCCGTCGCCATGACGCGGTTTCCGCTCGACTGTTCCCTGAGCGTGAAGAGCATCTTCGTCATGACGTCGCTGAACTGGATCGCGAACGGCTCGATCGCGCCCTCGTAGAACGCCGCCCACGCGTCGCCGTAGGTCTTATTCTGGAGCACGTCCTCGTTGACGCCGAAGTACTCGAAGACGTTCGAGCGGATCACGTTCATCTGATCCGCGTCGATCACCCACGGCTTGACGTCGATCTGCTTGATGTCGTTGTAGGTGTTCGGGAAGAGCAGCATGCCGCCGGCCCCTGCGTCCTTCGAGAAATTCTCCTCAGTAAACCGCTGCCGTTCCTTCTTCAGGTCTTCGACCTTGGAGAAATTCCCGACCTTCGCCATAAACCGATACGATGCCGCGCTCTTCACGCCTTCTTCGATTCCCTGATTCTGAATGTGGATCAGATCCATCGTCGGAAGCAGCGCGTGATTCGTCTCGCCGAAGAAGTCGTTCTTGTACTGGAACTTCGTCATGATCCCGCAGTACGCAAGCTCGACCGCCGCGATGTCGCCCCAGTAGAATTTATATCTGAGGTACGGCGTCGATCCGTACTGTACGATTTCAACCTGATCCGGCAGCGGCGTGAAGATCCCGGACGGCTCACCGTACTCGTCATATACCGGCACGATAAACGCCGTGTTGTGCATGTCGAGGATCGTGCTGAGCCGGTAAAGGAACTGGCCCCATGTCTGGAACTGGTTCGGGCCGTGCTTCAGCTTGTTCTGCAGCGCAGGCCTCGCCGTGCCCTGGATCTCGACCGCGAGCTTCGAGATGTGCGTCGCCCTGGCATTGATCGCCGCCCGGATCAGCTCCGACTCGTAGAGACTCGTGCCGTATTTGGTGAAGTGCGGCGTGTAGCCGTCGAGGAGCTTGAATTTGCCCTTGTAGTCTCCGACCGGCTTCGGACGCCGTCCGAAGATAAAATCAAAAAACCCCATCTGTTAA